GCAAACAAAACTACTGAGCCACCACTTTTAATGATGCCCATTGTTACAGTAGCAGAGTTTGTGCCATCAATATTCGCAATAATGATACTGTTTACTTTTAATAACTTATTACTTGCACAAGTTAATAAATCAGTTGTTGTAGTAGTAGTTAAAGCTCCATTTATACTATTACCATATATCGAAGTTACTGCTACTAAATTTGGATTTGCCATAATATTCTCCTAAGTTTAACCGAAGACTAAAGCCATAGCAATAGCTTTACCCGTTGTTGCTTTTGTATCAAGCGTTGTTTGTAGGTCTGTTCCTGCTAAATCTACTGCATCTGCGTATACGGTGCCATCGAAATAAGCATCTTTGAATTCAAGAGCATCCGTTCCTAAATCTACATCATTATTTGTTGTAGGAACAATAGAACCATTATTCATAGTGAACTGAGTTTCTCCTCCTGTTGTCACGGTTATAACATCTGAACCACTGAATGTTATAGAAGTATTTGCATCACCGTCTCCTGAAATTGAATCTAATCCAATATCACCAACATTAGTTATATTTGCATCATTAAAACTAGTAGCTCCAAAAGAATTAGCAGCCGCAGTAGAAGTAATACCTGCTGCTGCGGTTATTCCACCACCGTCTGCAATAGTAATCGCATTATCACCGTCTGTATAACCGATATTTGCAGTTTGAACTTCACCACTTACAAGCATATCCCCACCAACTGAAGCATCGTCTGTAACTGTGAGATCATCTTGAACTTTTAAATCTACTGTGGATAAACTAGCAAAAGCGTCAACAACTGCTGCTCCGCTTCCTGCTCCATCTAAGTAAACAACTTTTGTATCTCCAGGAGGTATGGTTATATTAGCACCTGAACCTTGAGAAATAATAATATTTTGTGACCCACTTGTTCCATTTTCTATAAACTGAACCCTTTTCATAGTGTTTGGTCCAATAGTTATAGTACAAGCAGAATCTAATGTTCCTGTATATTTAAGAAACATTGCACGACCTGCATCAGAACTTCCGTCTGCTACTGTCGTTGTGTGTGTATCTGCGTTGGTTGTTATAGCTTCAGTACCGTAACCTAAAGCTTCCCCGATAAGTTCGAGGTTAGTGTTCGTTGTTGTTCCCCAAGTTCCACTGGCGTCACCAGTACCCATTTCATTGAGCCTTAGGTTATTTACATATGTACTTGCCATGTTTTATATCTCCGTACTTTCTTGATTGTATATGGTTTTTATCAAAATGTTAAGCTACTTCTTGCCAATTAGTCGTTACTCCTGGAACCACGTCTCCCCAGACTAAAACTAAATTGATTTCGCCTGTTGCTACAAGTGATGTTAAATCAACAGTAGCTCCTCCTGTTACTTCTGCTAAATCACCTAAAGTTGAAGTTATAGTAAATCCTGTAATACCGAATCGGTTATCTGTGATTGTAGAAACTGTTCCTAACGCAGAAGCACCTGCTAAACCAGTAGGAGATACGTTAGCAACACCTGTAACTGTTTCAGAACCGTCCCTTACTACGCCAATAACACCTGTTATATCAACTTCTGCTGTTCCTGTAGCAGTTTCAGTACCTAATGCAGAAGTTCCTGCTAAACCGCTTACTCCAACTAACGCAACACCTGTAGCGGTGGCTGTTCCTACTGCTCCTGTAGCCGCAACCCCTGTTTCTGTAACGTTTGCATCGCCTTTACCAGTTACTGAACCTACTGCAGAAGTTCCTACAACTCCTGTTTCTGTAACGTTTGCATCGCCTGTAACTGTTTCTGTACCTAACGCAGAGGTTCCCGCAAGTCCTGTAAGAACTACAGGTGCAGGTTCACCAAAGGGTCCTTCACCCCAAGTGCTTCTACCCCAACCGTTAAGATTAGCCATGTTAGGCTATCCTTAGGCTATTCTAATAATTGCGTTAGATGCGTCTGCTGTTGGAAAAGTTATAGTAAAACTACCTGCTGTAGATGTTTTATCTCCGCCAAAATCAAACACAGCAACTGCTGGATCGCCTGATTGTGTATCATTATAGATCATACACCCTCTTGCAGTAACCGTAGCAGTACCAAAAGTTAAATCAGCAAAATCAGTAAACGCTGTTGTTCCTGAAGATGTTGGATTAATATTGGTTAATGCCGCACCACCTGAAGTATAATTTGTTCCAGATGCTTGGTTTGTTGTTGTAAACGCAGTTGTTGCTGCACTCATTGTTGCTGAGCTTGTGTATAAAGCTAATTTGAAAGAATTACCACCAGAAGCAAGAAAATTATGTTTCCCTTCTAATAGTTCCTTTTTAAAGCTCGTACACATTGCTTGTGTTATCGCCATTATAGTCTCCTGATAATATTAGCTAAGTCTTTTTGACCTTGCTGTTCTAATTGATTACCTATTGTACACATATGGTTTTTTATCGCCTCTTGTATATAATAGATAACTATCTTTTTACACGCATCTCTAAATGCATGAGCTTGTGCCCTTATGGGTGCAGGAGCTGTATCGCTCACAGAAATTATTTTATTAACCGCCATTTCAGAAACTTCATCGACACTAAGTCCTCTGTTATCTGTGGTGGTTACGCCTAAACTACCTACTTCTAAATCTGATCTTAAAGAAAACATATTAATACTCTTTCGGTTCTACAGGATTTAATTCTTTTAAATCATGTCTATTAATAATCCCTACAGGTTTGTTTTCTGGTTCCATCTGTACTTCAGATAGTTTACAAACACTCATGTCTTTACCGTCTTGGTAAACAATCTTAGGATCATCAAGTCTATGATAACCGTATAGTTTCTCATGTAAAGGAATATCCATATCTAACAAAGTTGATCTAGGAGCAACTTCAATTTGCATTCCTGCATCAATACATTTAGATAACCAAAACTCAGTGCATGATCTACCTGCTTCTGCAAAATGCATATTGCTTCTATAAGTAAAATCTATTCCAAATAAAGAAATTTTACCAACCTTACTCCATAAAGCAAAAGCTATAGCGTAAGGAATAGTATTATTAAAATACGAACATCCTAAATCATGCACAACCAATTCTATAGGGTACTCAACTGCGGCAGGAACTCTATCATCTAATTCACAGGTGTAAATAGGAAAATTACATTTAGGTAATTTCTTTCTCATCATAGAAGTCATACTTCCTGCATCTTCGGTATCTAAAAACCGACTCATCGGGTCTAGTATAAAAGCTTTATCAATATTAGGTAAAACACCAACCATTGCGTTTATAGCCCAAACTTCATCAAACTCTACACTATGTGTTTGCGAAAGGTGAAAATCTATTTGGCTTTGCCCCATAGCAACGATTGCAACGTTTTTACCCTCTAGTTCCTTCATGCTTGTGGCTGTATTTTAAGTTGATCGTTTCGAGCTTCATCTCTAACGTCTTTATATTCACCAAGAACTTTTAATAAAGCTAAAGCTTCTTGAAATTTTTGTTCGTATAACATAATCGTATCAGGAGCTTCTTTCATAAACACTGCACCTTCTACTAAAGCTCCGTATAACATAGCATTAGGGGCATTATCGGAAAGCCAAGTTTGTTCGCTTGATTGCATACTTGTTAAAGATGCGGGTCTATAGTTGTAATGAAGTTCGAAATCTAATGTAGCATTAGGAGTAGGAGCTAGTAAAAAAGTATCATCATCAAACTGAGAATAATATAAAGGTAATCCTTCTGTAGCTGCTGAAGGAGTGTAGTCTCTAATCCAGGAAACGTGTTTTAATAATAAATAGCTATAATTACCTGAACTATCGATCAAAGCCAAACTAAACGGAGATAAGAAATCTGAAGGCGTAGCTAAATAAGTATTACCTTGTGTAGCTCTACCTGTAACGTTTTTACGAAAAACAGGAAGTTGTACTCCTTTTAAAATTCTTTCTTCTGTTGTTTGTATAAAAGTATTTAGGTTATTAACAAAAGTAGTTTCTGTATTATCTAAATAATCTTGTATTGCTGTTTTTAATGTTGCGTATGTAAATCCTGCCATTAGTCTCCACCTGCTTCTAAAGTACCTACTTCACCTGTTCCAAACTCTCCTTCAAACACACTACCTATAGGATCATCTGTAACAGTCATTGTTCTAGTTCCACTAGGACTTGTTGTGCTATTTATAACTGCTGTTGAAGGATCTATTGTAGTAACAACACCTAACCCTGCTTGAGGTAAAGGAACGTCGGGTCTGGGTCTCCAAAGCAGTTCTGCGTCTGCTCCTATACTTGGTGGGTCTAGTTGTGGGTGTTTAGGTTCATAACACTCATGACAAACTCTATTGTTTTCCCAAGTGCCTCTAGCTTCTTTATATGGGTATCTAAACCCGCAAGTATCGCAAATAAAGTAAGCATATTTTCCTGAAGCGTAAGCCATTAGATATACTCTTTTTTAGGAACTAGTCTAATATTAGAACGGTCTTCATCATAACGTAAAGCGTTAGCTAAATCTCTTTCATATAAATCTTGGATCACAGGAAGTTTCTGAACATTTTTCTTTATACACAAATAATAAGCTAGTCCTGATACTAAACAAGGCATAAACCGTGTAGGTATATCTACATCGTTAGTAGAAGCCGCAGCATCCTCTATCGTACGCCAGACATAGTAAATGAGTTTGTCCGTTGAGTTCTCGGGCGTTGGATAAAGATGAATAACAGGAGACTTTTTACGTTCTAGCCAAAATTCTGTAGAACGTGATTTAGTAGCTTTGTTAGGAATACTTATATACTCATTCCGATCTATTCTGTCTAAAGGATAATCAGTAACTACAGTATTAACTGTTCGTTCTACATAAGCGTCTAAAACATCGATATCATATGAGTTAATCGTATACTCATTAGTGCCTTCTGTGAGAGTTAGCTCCTCTTTGGCTACTTCCCACATTTGAATACCTCTGTTTGACCAATCGGCAAACATAATATTCATAGAACGACGTGCTGTAACAGCATCGTATGACGTACGAGCTTCTAATCCTGCAAGTTCGTACGCCTCTTCGATTGCGGTCGCTACATCTAAACTAAATGCACGAGTTCCCGAGGTTGCCATGTTAGTTGTAGTATGCTACAAAAAAGTCGCAATTAGACAACACAACATAAGCCCCCGTATTAAATTTTACTCCGTCATTTGGCAAATAATGGTCAAAAGCCTCATTTGCTGCTGAACCGAACTTAAATTCAATAAGTAACTTAGTTGCACTTGCACTCGTTCCGTCATAGATTTTTATAGAACCGTCTGCTGCACTTGATTGTGCTTGAACAGACTGAATTCTTAT